TGTTCTTGGCTTATTGGTTTCGGACTTCTGCCAGGCACAGTAGGATTTGGACCCATAATTTTTCTTATCTCATCATCGGTCATATTTGCGTAATCTCTAGTATCTTTTAGAGCTCTTATTCCAGTCGTTTGAGGCCCAGAATCCATTACTATTGGTTGTTGGCCTAAAGGAGTTCCACCAAAGTTATTTGAGCCTACACCAGGTACTCCTGTTAAACCAAGTGCTTGTCTTTGTCTTAAATCATCAGAGTTAACACGGTTTATAGAAATGAAATCATTACGCTTAGGTGGAATGATTGGTTTTTCCAAAGGTCTTACATCCTGATTTATACCACCTATACCGCCTATTGATGGTGGTTGTGGTGGTGTAACGGGAGATGGTAAAAAAACTGGCATTTGTTGATTTTGTATTTTTTCAACCAACTGTTTAAGTGGTGACTGAATAGGTGGTAATTGTGGCGGTTGCATCGGTGGTAAAGGTCTTACAAACGGCTCTGGCCTATTAAATATTGGATTAAAACCAGTAATATTTATTGGCTCACCTATAGGTGCCATTATAGATGCTCTAAAATCTCGTATCATACTTTACCTATCTCATTAAACTTTTCAAAAGTTTTCATAAGTTTATCCATGTTCTTTGCACCTTTTTGTCTATCTGGTGCACCATTTGGTATTAACTCTATGCCAGTTTCAGTTTTTGTAATTTTAAAACCACCTAATCCATTGTTTGCAGCAGATGTCATAACAAACTCACCATCACTTAACATAGCTGGTATGTCATCACTTGTACCTGTGCCTGGACCTATACTTGGACCGCCCATACGAAGATCAAGCTCTTGTTCGTCTATTCTGCCTCCATAACTCATTCCAGGTCTTATACCTAGATCAAAGCCTGTGAAAGTTGGTGCTGGCATAAGATCTGGTCTGATTGATTGTCTTATGTCTTTAAGTCCACCTTCTTTTTCTTTAAAGTCTTCTTTAACAGCTTTACCATAAAGTGCAGCTAAAGCCATTAAACCAGCGTTGCCACCGAGTCCACCGTCTTCTACACCACCACCAACTATATTTCTAAGTAATCCTGGGTCTTCTGTGGTGCCTAAAAATTTATCTCGTAAGAAGGGTCCAAATCTACCTCCAAAAGGACCTGTATTCATTGATTGTTGATACACAGCTAATTCTTCAGGACTAAGTTCAGCAATTTGTTCTTCTGTTAAAACTTGTCTTCCACCAAAAATATTTTTAAAAAGACCTTTTTTATCTTCTCCTGGTAAAACAAATTCTCTAAATCTGCCACCTTTACCAAAAAACTTTTGTGTAGATGTTGCATCTGTTACTCCAGCTCCACCACCAAATAATCCTCCAAGACCTGTTCTAAATTTACCACCTGCTCCAAAAAATTTGCTTGTAGTAGCCCCACTTGCACCTTTACCTAGTAACCCTCCTAACGGTCCAACGCCACCAATACCAGCTATTCCTAAACCTACCGCAGCAATAGGAGCTACCTTTTTAACTACTTTCTTTAAACTTTTACCCAGCTTTTTAAGAAAACCAAACTCTGCCATGCCTGTAATTGGGTTGATAGACATACCATCGCCAACTGTATACTGATTAGGATCTAAGCCTACAGCTATCATTTCTTTTTTTATTGTTTCTTGTGTTTCAGGAGAAAGCACTGGTGGTACAACCATTTCTCCTGGTGCTACGTGGGCAAGCATGGTGTCTTCTCCTCTACCTAGACCTGCTATACCGCCTGGATTTTCAATATCTATCATGCTCAATTCATTCCTCATTACATTTTAGCCAAAATACTAATAAGTATCTATTGCCTGATTCTACTGCTAGTCCCCTGTGCATATGCGTAAAACTAGGAAATATTAGAGCGTGGCCAGTTGGTAATGGCTCGACTGTACCACGTTTTAAAAATTCAGTTCCGCCACCTTGGTAATCGCCTGTATTAAGAGGCACTACCATACTTATATCAGCACTTGCATCGTGATGCCAAGCACCTTGTTTTTTATCCCTTAAATTATAGTTTGCTATTTGTATTCCGCCACTATCTACGTGCCTGTTCCAAATATTCAAAAATATAGGATTTCCTATAGTATATATCGTTTGCATTAAAGATTGAAAGATTTGTGGACAATTATCTTGAAAAGTTATTTCTGGTATTTGTCTTAAATCATCCTCTTCTGGATTAGGATTAAAGCCATAATGCCTTTCTAAATTATGCATTTCATCTAATAAGACGCTACAAAACTTGTCTGAAAAGAAAGGCACTGTATACACATCTTTAAGTGGCTCTTGTATTATTTTATCTAAAGCAGTGTTCTTTCTATCGTTTACACCACTATCTTCATAAAAATCCACTATAGGTTGTATTGAATTTCTAACGGCATCTAAGGTTTCCTTTTGCACATACCAATCACTTGGATACATAAGTAAAAGGTTTTTTGGTTGATATATAAGTTGTTCTGCTGTATTTATCATAATTCTATTGTAATATCACCATTAGTCTTAACAGAAACACTACCTACATCTGAAGCCATTTCAAACCCTTTGGGCAAAAATCTTTCACCAATATCCACCCATTCGTTACCTGTGTATACTTGCAAAACGCCCACAGTGGTATTCCAAATGATGCTACCAGCATTAAACTGTAAAGTATTTTTTTCTGCATCACTTATTTGACGTACGTTATCTAAATCAACGGCACCAAGATTTATTTCTAGTATTCTTACTAATCTATTAAAAATATCTGATGTAACTTGTTCAGAAGCTAATGGTAATTGAGTTTGTAATATTTTACTCATCGCTTACCATCTGGCTTAATATCTATTCTAGTAGCACCTAAACGCCAACCAATAGATAAATTGCCATCATTTGTAGCATCATCATCTGATTCAAAACGCAAAGCCATTTGTCTTGATCTGCTACGCACAAATACTTGTTGAGTAGATGAGTTTATGACACTTGTAGAATTTGTAGTTAGACTATCGCCTGGAAAGTTTCTAGTTTTTAGGACAACATTAACATTTCCATTGTTATCATCTTGTATAAATTTATAGTCTGGTATGATTCTTTTTATAAAACTAAACTGTTCTCCATCACCTATATCCATATCAGAACTCTCTATAAAAACATTAGTCATGGGTGAACCATCATCATTAAAACCTTTTTCTTGTTGAAATAGATAGCTGTTACCAACAGCTCTAGGATAGTTTTCTATACCAGCATCTAACCAAGCTGTTCTTACAAGTTGTCCATAAAACCATATGTTTTCAGCGTAATTATAAATTACATATCTATCTATTTCGCTTGAGCTAGCAGAACAGTAAAACCATCCTACTTCATTTTTATCTGCTATTGTAAAAGCATGTATTTTAAAAGACTGTGTCAAGTTTATATCGTTAAACACATAGTTATGCACAGAGCAAGGTAAATGTTGCACAGATCCGTTATAAACATAAAAATTGTTATAACTCATCCAGTACACGCCTTGTGGTGCAGTTACAGCGGCTTTTGGACCTACTAAACCTACACCCTCGTTAATTAAATTTATACCAAAGGTGAATGGTGGTCCAATAAACTGCATGCTATACAATGAAGTATCAGTCCATACTAATATTTCTTGTCTAGATTTTACGCCACCAATGATTGCAGAACCGCTAGATAATCTTAATGAACCAGCAGTATTTGTTGTTAGTGGCTCAAAATCTAGTTCATTTTCTTGGTCACTAAATGCAATTAACATCGGATCTATACTACCTGTTCTTGAAGAGCCTGATATTGGATCTGCACCTAAAACTATTAAATGCCTGTCTTTTTCTGATGTTATTACTTGTAAGCCTACTGTTGGCACTAAATTAGCACCAGATATACCTGATAGCTCTACAGCTCGTGTTGTAACACCATTATTCTCTGTCCATTTAAATATACCACCAGCTCTTGGATTTATAATTAAATCTTCACCAAAATTATCATGCGACCAAATTCTTAATTGATTCGTTGCATCTAAGGCACTTGTACTACCAAAAGTACCTGCCCCCCAACCGTCTATACCCCAGCCTGTGCCAGGAACGAAAACATCTAAACCGACATTAACTTGGTAAGCACCTACAACTGAAGATCCGCCATTACCACTGTCAGAAGAGTTTGCAGTAACAGTTGAACCAGAAGTATCTTTAGCTTCTATGGTGTAACTATTAGCATTAACTATGGTTGCTATTTGATACTCTTGATTTAGAACAGCAGCGGTGATGTTACCGCCCAATGAAGATGCACCACTAAATGTTACAAAATCATTCTTTACAGCCCCATGTGCAGTATCTGCAACGGTTATGGTAGCATCACCATTTGTGGCAGAAAATGTCACATCACCTGCGGATGTTGTTAATCTTATTGGTGTTATATCGTTAAATACTGTACCACTTTCTATATAGTATTTAAGATGTGTTCCTATACCAAGGTACTTTGTACCACCTAATGATATCCATCCATGTAATGCTCTAGCTGTGCCTAAGTATGTGGAAGATGATAATTTTTCCCAGCCACCAAACTTTTCTGGTCGACCTTTTCTAAAACGCACCAAGTTACAATCAAACCAACCACCCTCGTTGTCGTAAGCAGTACCCTCTCGATTAATACCTGGTCTAAAAACTAATTTTTGTAAAGGCATTTACACCTCAGTCCAATCTTTGCCTTCAAACAACAAAGCTTCACTTTTTCTTCTTTTTACTAATCCTTCATTTACCTCACCATTTACTTTATTCCATCTTTGTATTTGATATGGTATATCTGCCCAATCAACATGCGTGCTATTTAAAACTTTTAATAAAGTTGAATTTTTGAGATTAGTTGGGCCTAAATTGAAAACCCAAGATACTAAAGCGTCAAATTGTTTTTGATTTAATTGGACTTTAACTAGATCATGAATATAACCCTCATATTCTTTAAGTTCATGAGCTAATAATTCTTCAGCTTCTTCCATAGTAATAGTCATGTTATCTTCAACAGGTGTGCCATCTTTTAATTTTAAAGACCCATAACCAATTGTTGGCTTATTTGCTGGGCATCTGTAAGACACAGCATTACCATCTGCATCTTTGGGACAACCTTCATAATGTTTTATAAGCGTTATGCCTTCTTGTGATATTTGCATGTTACTCTCCTTTATCGGGGGTGTGAGATGCTCCGAAATAAAACGAAATAATTGCACTCGCTAGTCCTCCTAAATAGCCAAGCACTAAGTTAATTAACGCTTCGCTGTTTTGCTCTGGTGGTTGTAAGGTTACTAAAAATATGTAGCCTAAAAAACCACCAATAGTAAATAAACCTATTATTCTAGCAGTCCAATCTTTGCTAAACATACCTCTAGCATTTTGTTTATCTGCTACTTCTAACTTAAACACATCTACATCAAGTTCTTTCATTTGAACTTCAAACTCTTGTTCTGCTTTTTTAAGTTCTAACATTTGTTCTGGTGTGGCACTTTGCATTGCTTGTTGTATAGATTTTTGGTCATTTGATACACCAAGAACCTGTGCTATTTTTCCCATGGCCATATTGCCAAGAGGTCCACCCATGGCAGACCCTAACGTAGGTGCTACTGCACCAACAATATTTTTAAGTAATCCTTTCATATTAAAAACCTCGTTAAAACAGCAATACCAATAGCACCTATAAAACCAAACACTCCAAAAGTAGCAGCTTTTATGGTTGAATTTATATAGGTAATTTCTTGTTTTATATCAGAAAACTCATTAAAAGCAGTTTTCCAACGTTCATGAGATATGGTTTCGAGCTTTGTAAGCCTTTCTGCTACATCATTAACTGTCATTTTTTTATCAATCATTTTGTAACGTATATATTTTAATTGGCTTTACTTTGCCTTTTACAAAAATACTTTCAAGTTCTTTCAATACAATTTGATCGCTGAAGTCACTTGCACTGATAGTATCATAACCTATAACAATATCTTCTCCAACTTCCTTTGTGGAGCTTTCTAGTCTGGCTGCTAAATTTACAGCATCACCTATGGCAGAATAATCAAATCTAGTTTCACTACCCATGTTACCAACTACAGCATATCCAGTATTAATACCAATACCTATTTCTACACCAAGATTTGCTTTTTTAAATTTGTCCTGTATATCTTGTGCACATAAAACTGCCATAGTTTCATGGTTTGGAACATCTATTGGTGCATTAAATATAGCCATCATGGCATCGCCAATATATTTATCCACCATACCATCATATTGTTTAACAGTATTAGCTTGTATAGTCAAAGCTTTGTTCATAATTTTAGTAACTTCTTCAGGTTCAAGTTTTTCAGACATTGCAGTAAAGCCTCTAACGTCAGTAAAAAGAAATGTGCAATATCTTCTTTCACCACCTAATACTAAAGATTCTGGATTGTCTTGTAACTTTTTAACTTGTCTTGGATCAAGATAATGCTCAAACTGTTTTTTTATCTGTTGTCTTAGCTTGTATTGTTGTCTAAATCTAAGATAAAAAGCTATCGATCCTGTTATAAATTCAGATATTAACGTCCAGGACATATCAATCAATAGTCCCCTTTGTATTAAAAAATAACCTGTTAAAGCCGTAACTATCATTAAAACCGTAGCAATAGTTATACCCCAAGTGATGCCTAATAAATGCAAAGCAAACCAAACTAATGTGACAAAAACGACTAACGAAAGCATTTCTACAGCTAATGCATAATCAGGTATATAAGGGCTATCTTGAATTAATATAGACTCAGCTAGTGCTGCTTGTATTTTATGTGGTTCTAGTAAACCTACAGGTGTAGCTATTTGTGGCATCACACCATTAGCTGTAACACCTACAAACACAAACTTACCTGCAACATGCATTTCTTGTAATGTGGTTTGCTTAGTATCTACCCAACTGATCCATTTACGTCCTAAACTATCGGTTTTAACTGGTGGTATTCCTCGTATTGATATTTCTTCAATACCATTATCATTAGTTTTTATAATATAAGTTTCTACATTTAACAAAGATTTATAGATTTGTGTTCCAAAACTAGGTATCCATTCGTTGTTAGGTGTTTTAACTAATAAAGGTATTCTACGAACTAATTGATCAATATCTGTGGGAGCAACGGCTAACCCTTGAAGTGTGTGATTGGATAAGAGAAGCAGGTTCTCCTTCACTCCCGTTGACATTATACCACCATTATCGTTTCCTAACACAACTGTACCTGGTGTTTTTGGATAATTACCCTTACCATCTTCAAACATAGCCAAGACTGATGGTGCAAACTTTAATGTTTCTGCAAATATTTCATCGCCACCCATTCGATCTGCTTGAGGAAAACTTATAACCCATCCTATGCCTACAGCACCATTATTAATTAAATCTACTTGTATTTGTGCTAATCTTTGTCTAGGTATAGGCCAACCACCTTCACGCTCTACATCATCTTCAGTAATATTTAATATTACAAAGTTACCAGATGGCTCTGGTGTTTTTACAAAAGCGTCAAATACTTTTAATTTAAGTATTTCTGTAGGTGTCGATTTATAAATTATTGGTGCTAAAAGTATTATAAGTATTGGTAATAATAGTTTCTTCATTTAATCACTCTGAGTGATAGTAATTATACTATCACTACCACCATTTATCTTAATAACATTAGACACACCGTCTTGTATTAATATGACTGTGTAAGCATTACTACCATTTACATCCACACGAACGCTCTCATTTACATCTCTGCGTAGACTTACTACATTACCTGTTATAAATGCCGTTATTTGTGTATCTGGATCTTTGCCAAGTAGAGTCCCTGTGATTTGTGTTGTGGTAGCTTGAGCTAAGACATCCTCTTCTTCGTCTATCGCTAATGCATCTAACACATTAAGCAAGTCTTCTAAATAGTTTACGTCAAGATAATTTATATCTAACTCAGTAAACTCTAAACTATCTTCTTTTAAATAATCCTCTGCAAGATAATCAACATCTAAATCATTAAAATCCAGTACGCTATCTGACTTTGTTGTAGTAGTTTCTTCTTCAACCAACACTTCTTCTTTGGGCGGCGTAACAATAAGCATGTTGTCTATCACATCTAACGTAAGATCCAAAATAACAGGTTTGGTAGGAGCTGACTCAAATACACTTACGGTGGTGGCTTCATAAGGTTTGTTGAGTATTACAGTACCCATAGCAGTAACTACCTCTATTTCGCCACTAGAGAGCCCTAGAGCGTCTGGTAGCAAAATTATAAGGCTACGTCCTAACTCATCAACTGTTGCCGTAAAATCCGTCCCACGTATTGCTATATTAGCTGTAGGTGTTTTAAGAGAAATATTTTGTTTATCTATACGATTTAAGTTGCCTGTTATAAATCTTGCAGTGCCAAGACCAAAAGTAAGAGCCATCTTTGCTTTACTAGGATCAGGATCATATATGTATTCGTCAATAAGGAGCTGACTATGTTCTGTAAGTTTTACAGTTGATTCATCAAGAAAAGTAATAGCCATACGCCCATCTTTGGTTATGGCTTCATCATTACTTTGTATAGAAAAATTTAAGCCTGCATCATAAGGCTTATCTCTAACAATTTGTGCAGTGCCGTTTAGTTCAGATATGTCGCCAATATCAACAGCTTGTGCTTGTACCTTGGTCGTTTTGAACAACACAAACGGTAGAAGCAGCAGTGCCAGATACAGATATAATCTTGAGCCAGTCATTATCTTGTGTACTTAATTGTGAAATATTAAATGTTCTTGATCCTCCTGTGTGATCAAGATAAAAATATCCACCTGCTGATGCCGTAACACCTGTGCCAGTATAAGTAACAGCATTATCTGAACCGTCAATATCCATATAGTTTGTTGCACCATCTATATTTATATTAGATGTAATGGTGTTATTAGAACCGTTAATAATCCAATCTAAATCTAATTGTGAAGCTAAAGCAGTTGTACCTTGGTTTAAAGTAAAAGTGTTACCGCTACCTGTTACATCTACATATTGATTAGAACCGTCAGAGCTATAAGTATCTGTTGGATCAACTTGTATTGTAAATGTATTGGTACCACCATCAAATTCATAAAAACCAGTAAAGTTATCTGCAAATATATCACCTAGAAATTTATTGGTAGCACCAATCATATTGATATCTAGTGTCATACTATTACCGTCTAAATCAAAAGCAGTTAAATCGCCTGCTGTACTGTTAAGACCGCCAATAATATTAGATATACCTAGTTGTTCTAAATCTATATTTGCTCCTGTCCCTGACTGATCAACATATATTTCATTATCTGCTGAAAACAGTGCAAGTGAACAAACAGCCAATACGCTAATAAGTTTATTCTTCATCATTTAATTCTACTCCTTCATTATTATTTTGTAAAACCCAGAATCCTTTTTCATATCCTGTTTCTACTATTTCTAATACACCACCTTCAATCGCTTTCATTAAAGCTATTGTTGATGACTCGTTTCTTGCATTACCTAACTCTATTTCTACAAGTTCGGTATTAGCCTCAATAAACCTAAATACATCTTCAGATTTACCGTAACTAAAAATGGTTTTTTGGCTTAACACCTCTAGCAAGACTTCGCCTGTTGCAACAGAAACCATACGTAAACTTACAGTTATGTTGTCCTCTCTATATTGAATGCTGTTGCCGATACCTAGATACCTAGCTCCAACACCACCACTTTCTAAGTTTGCTTCATAAGATATGACAGCACCTTCAATTAAAATACCTGCAAATAATAAAGGCCTTAACGCTTTCTTCTTTTCTTCTTCATTAGCAGTTTGTTCTCTAGCAGAACGGATAAGCTGTCTTTCTTTCGTTAAGTTATCTAACCCAACTCTTTCAACAACTCTGAAAAACTTACCATCTCCAGCATGTTTTAAGGCTCTAATTAACAAAGCGTTTGGTTGTTGTGTTATGGCTGTACTAAACAAAGCAAACTCACTATTGCTTTTTCTTTGACCTGTTTGATCTGTAAAGGCTGTTGGATAAACGGCCACTACAGGACTTACTTGAGGTATAGGTACGTTTTTTAATGTAGCAGATTGTAAGTCCTGTATTGACACAACATCATATTGTGAGAATCTTTGTTCATACGTATCTTCTAGTTGATGAGTTATAGAACAACTAGAAAGTAAAAGTACCAATAGGAATAACGATTTCGGTAACTGTGCCATCTGCCTCAGTAATTTTTAGTGTTAAAGTTACACCATCACTTGTATACTCAATAGTATTACCTTCTAAAGTGATGACACCTTCGCTCTGCGGTGTTTCTCCGAATAAGTTATTTACTAACTGTCTTGATAATTCTGCATAAACTCTTGATTCTAAATTACGCATAAATCTTGCAAGTGTAGAGTTTTCTTTTTCTCTTTCTATTTCATCTTGTAAGGCTTTTATTTCTTCTTTAATAGTAAGTTTGCGGGTATATTCCTGATTTTCAATTGTTAAATAATGACTAGATGTCCCTATACCATTAAAACTTGGAGATTTAAATTTATGTACTATTTGATCTGCATTTAAATGTGAAGCTAGAATACCTAAAAATAAAATAGAGCCTACAAAAACAGCACCAACCGCTATTCTATATTTTTCTAGTTCTAAATTATCAGTCTTTTCTTTGGTCATCTCTATCTGCCTTTGCTATTTTGTTACTATCAATTAATTGTGGCACTCCTAAAATAGTTTTAATTAAAGTATCCTGTCTTATAATTTCGTTATCTAAACTACGTATTCTGTCTATTAATGCTACTAAAATACCATGTTGCGAGTCAAGTTTTGTACCTAGCCTTTCTTCTATAGCTGCTATCTGACCTTCAACTTTTTCATCAACGGTATCAAGTTTTGTTTCCATACCGTCAACAATACGCATAATTAATTTATATATAAAAAACCCAAGACCTAATGCAGCTGCTATTGGAAATCCTACTTCTTGAATAATAGTAACGGCTGATTCCATTAATAACCACCCCAGACTTTTGTTTTAGTTCCTCCGTGGTATTCAACTGCATGGCCTTCTTTAATTAATACTTGGCATATATCTCTACCATCTTCTGTGTAAGGTATGCCTAATATACGACCATATTTACCCTTACCTAAAGACTTAACTTTAAAATTACCTATGCATAACTCTTGTAATCTAGACTTAGCTGCAAGACCTAGTTTTTTTTCTGCAAGATCCCTTGTTCTGCTTTCTGGTGTATCAATACCTGCTAATCTGACGCGTTGTTTATGAAGTTTTACGTCAAAACCTAAATCTAGACAACAATCAAAAGTATCTCCATCAACAATACGTTCTAACGTTGCATTATAAACAAACGCATCAGGTGATTTTGCCATTATTTTTTAGAAGTTTTTTTTACTCTTTTAGTAGTCCAAGCTTCGTTTACGTCTGGTGTAGACTTATCATCAGCTACATAATGACCTTTTTTATTACGAGCCCTTACTTTAATTTCTTCTGTATTAGTTAAATTACCCCATAATCTTTTTAAAAAACTCATATTAGTCTCCTTTATCCTTTGCTTTTAAAACATTCAAAGCACACCAATCAATAATTTTATACAGATAACTAAACCAATGATCATCTTTAGGTGTTGGTGTTATAGCTGCTATAACAGATGCTATAGATATTATAGCGGTAATCCATACTAGGATGTTAATTATTGTCATTTTTACTCTCCTCTTGTATTTTATCAGTTTGATCTTTCATACTCTCTGCTAAAGCTTGTTTATACATATTAAAGCTTGGCATAAGTTCATCAATTTCAAATTGATATTGTGATATTTTTTTTGACAAACTCTGTATATGAGCTTGAAAGTTTTGTTGTTCAGGCGTAAATTCTACCTCAACGTTTTCTTTTTTTTCGGCTTTTGCCATTATTGCACCTCCTGGGGTGTAGTTTCTTGCACATCCCAACAGTTTAAGTTAGATGCGATTGTTCGTCTTTCACCTTCACCTTTGAAGGGATAGACCATATGTTGTAACCAAGAAGGAAAAATTAATAATTTTCCAACTTCTGGGGTCATAACAAATGATTGAGCTGGTCGTAATCTGTCATTATCAATAACTGAATTTAACCCATATTGAAAAGCTATACAGCCGTCGGAGTGTCCGCTTTCATTATAAAGAGAATAGGTAGGTGTGTTTGCTGTGGCTTTCGCACCTATTTGTTGTGGGACTTTAGTCCAAGCTGTAGTAGATATTCCCATTAAAGTTTTTGTGCCATGATCATGTATAGGATTATAATCTCCGTCGTAGCTATGAACTGACCAAGTTTCGTCTATTTCTACTCGTTTTCCAGACTTAAGAGAATTACCTGACCTAGCAAAATAATTAATATACTCAGCACCAAGGTTACAGATAAAATGGTTATATTCAAGCAATCTTTTATCATTATGATCTAATAGTAATTGTTCCCCTTTGTGTATTTGCCCCACTAATGTTTTAGCTAATGACTCTTTATTTTTACTTTCTCTATATTCATCCATATAGTCGTTTAAATCAAGTATCATTTCTTGTGGCATTTGTGTTTCCAATACATATACCGCAGGCATATTATGTACTTGAAAAGGATGATCATTCATTTTTAACTAGGCACGTTAAAGTCGTTATCTGGTGTACTAAGTGTAGGTGGGTTGGTTATCACGCTATCTACTTGACTTGCAAACACAGTGTCCCAGTGCGATACAGGACATATAGCTACCAAATCAGCATTAGACCAACTACCTTTAGCTTTTAATGTAAAGTTGGTTGTTGTATTACCACTCTCATCTGTATCTGTTTGATTAACTGTAGTGCTAAAAGTAGAAGTATAGTAAGTGCTATCGCCTTCACTATCGTTTTCATACTTCATTTCTATATCCC